ACGCCCGTAACGCTTCGAAGGCCGTGGCCTGGGCAGTGATGACGCCGTCGATTTCGGTGATGTCGGCAGTGTTCGTTGCGACCTGCTGGGCCAGACCATTGGCCGTCTCGAGTGACTGGCCTACGTCCTTCCAATACGTAGCATTGGGCGGAGGGGTGTTCGCAGGCACCGCCGAAAGAGCCTGGTACAGCCGCTGACCAAGCCGGACCATATCGTTCTTTAGGTAGGCCTTGGCCGGGTCATAGAGCAGGATGTCGTCCAGCGCATCGATCTGGGCTTGGAGGCCTGGGATCTTCTCGATTTCGGTGAGCAGATCCTCACCGAGTTCCGTTTTGGTGATTTGTCCTTTGATCAGGTCCAGGACCGGCCCAGCATTCGAGCTGGCCTGGCCCAGAACGCCATTGCCCGCCGGATACCATGGGCCGATGTTCCCAGTACGGTCCACCAGTCGCGCCCAGAAGAAGAACGACGCCCCAGCCAGCAGGCTCTGCATGCTGTAGTCGCTCTGGGGATACGCCAGGTCGGCCAGTTTTGTGGCGACGCCCAAGTCATTTGCAGGCCCGTACCAGATCTCTGTGCGCTGGACATCCTCGGCGCCAGCGGGGAATCCCCACTTGAGGCCGATACCAAACAGCAGCGAGGTTGCCGTGAGGTGCGTCACCGCCGGCGGCAAGCCGGTCTTCCCCTCCAAGTCGGTCAGAACTGAGGTGGTCGGGATCGACGAGACGTTCATGGCACTCACCGCGCGCACCCGGGCCAGGTATTGGCCGGAATAGATACCGCGGACATCCACCAACAATTCGCCCGTGCGCGGAACCTTGATCCACTCCCGGGCGCCCCATCGCCATTCAACGTCGTAGCCAACCGCACCTGGTGCAGCGTCCCAGGCGATGGTCATGGCCGTGACGGCGATGCCCTGCTCGATCACCACATGCTGACTGATCAACACCCGGGCCGGCGCGCCCTGCGTGCCGACCGGAATACCGGTGATTGGCCGAGGGTCAACCACGGCGCCATGATCAATCACGTCGAACTTGCTCGGCTCATGCTGGATGACTTCCAGCTGGTACTGGTGCCATTCCGGCCGGGTCACGTTGCGCACGTAGAACTGCATGACCTTCAGGTCGTCAAAGTCGATCACCCAGCCACATTCAGGCTCTGGCACCTCGCTGTAGTTCGCGGCTACGGTGACGGCCCGGCCAGAAACCGAGCTGATGACGCGAGCCTCGGAATGGCCGCTGGGCAGGTTGAGGTAGAGCCGCGCACCGGTTGGGATAGTCACGTCACGGTCGAGCGTCACGACGCGGCCGTCGACGGACGAAACGCGGCCACCGTTCGCTCGGCCGGCAAGCATCGGATCGCCCACGGCAATGATCTGCCCGGGTTTTGGGATTCCACCGTCCAGACCGACCCGGAACGTAGCGCCCCGGGTTTGGAGCTGCTCGGTCATCAGCGCCCATTGGCCCGCGCGCTGCGCCTGGCCCAGGGAAGTACAGCCGAACGCCTCGACGCTCAGCTCGCGCACTGAACCCAGCTCGCTCAGAGCCTCGTTATCGAACACCGGCTCCTTGTCGGTCTCGAAGTCCTGGTCCGGGTTGTCCCAGGCCACCATCGCGGCCGTATGGCGGTCGCGCCAGCGCGTGCCGTCGTATTTGATGGCGCCATTGTTGAGGATCTGCGAAGGGCTGTAGCTGAAGGCGGGATCGCCCGGCATATCAGCATTGACGACAATCTGGCTGCCGTCCCAGTAGGCCATCCCGTGAAAGATCGACGCTAGGTCTTGGAGGACTGCGTAGGCCTCGGCCTGCTTCTGGAAATACAGGTTGCAGGTGAACCGCGGCTCCTGGCCGCCCTTGCCGTCCGGGACCATCTGGTCGCAGTACTGCGCAATTCGGTACAGGGACCAACGGTCCACCATGGTCGCGTCGATGCGATCGCCCAGGCCGTAGTACGGGTGCAGCACCAAGTCATAGAAGACCCAGGCAGGGTTGTTGGTGTACGCCTCCTTGAATGTGCCGTCCCAGATCCCGCCGCTGGTGCCGGCGCCGGCTGTGGCGTAGGTCCGGGTCTCGGGGTTGTAGTTGGTCGACACACGCACGATGCGCCCGCGCATCAACACCGCAATCTTGGCGATATCGCCGCCAAACTGCTGGGCGTCGTACTCGATGCAGCCGACCGACGTCAGCGGGTATTCCTGGTCGCTGTCTACCAGTTCGGCCACGGCTTCGACGAACATGCTGTCCTGGACGAGAGAGCTGTTGGCCTCCGGCGTTAGACGGCGTGCGCGCAGGGTCCATTGGTTGCCATCCGGCAGCTCAATTCGATGAGAGCGCTCGTACTTGGTGACGTTCTTTCGGTCGACATACGAAGTGAGCACTGTCACGTAAGGGCCGTTGTCGGTCGAGACATCCACAGCGTATTCAATCCGGACGCCGTTGATGTTGCCACTGGCGTCCTGGCTTTGCAGCGTGGGCCAACTGAGGCGCACCCGCACCGCATCAATCATGGCGTTGTTGATGCTGTGCAGCCACGGGGTGGTCGTGCGCAGCTCCTGGCCAACCGCAATTTCATTGCTCGACTCGGTGACGCCCGCCAGGCGCTCTTGGTTCAGTTCGCCAGAACGGAACTGCCACTTAACACCCGGGTAGTTGATCGTGCCGTCCTGCGCCTGAATCGCTGTACCATCGAGGCGCACGGAGCGCAGGCCACCAACAGGCCCAACGATAGGGCCCCAGCTCCAGATGTATACGAGCCTGGCCGTAGCGAGCGACGGAACGCTGTTGGATGCGATGCTCGGCTGCTTCGGCTTCGACTGGCCGCCCTTCGCCCCCCTGACAGCCCGGGCCTTCTTCGCAACTGCGCTCATGCGCTCCTCCAAAAATACAAAAACCCGCCGAAGCGGGTTGGGTGTTTCCGAAAATTCAGATGTTGTCCTGGGTGTAGATCCCGCCAGACTCCACGGCGCCGCCGATCTCCCGCTCGCCGTAAAGCAGCGGGTATGGGTTGCCCTGGGCGATAGTGGTTACCGCCGAGCCGAAGCCGTAGCTGGGGTTGTTGCCATCTTCGTTCTTGTCTGCCGTGTTGGCCTTGGTGGTAGGTGAAAGCATTTGCACTACTCCGCCCACGGCCACGCCAGCGCCAGCGACGAGCAGCCCCATCCCAAGGCCTGTAGTCGTGCCGCCGCTGAACAAGCCCGCGACAACTAGGACGACCCCCAGAATCGTCTGGAAAACGCCTGCCGACTTGCTGCCCTGAATGATTGGCATAATCCGAATGACTTCGATGCATTCACCCTTAAGATCCAGCTCTTCTTCACCGATGTTGCGTTCATCGATGAACACGGCGAACACCAGGCCGCGCTCCTCGGCAGTGCGCAGAAACTTCTCGAAGCCCGGCCTCATCACACACAGCGCGTTCATCGCATCCCTGAAACCGTGCAGGTCCAGGCGGTACTGGCGGCCAAAGCGCTTGCCCAGCACTCCTCCCAGCTTGATGGTCGTCATCGTCATGGGCGGTAGTCCTTGTGGCGCAGGATCAGTTTCACTCGGCTGGCCATCGACCAGCCGTAAACCTCGCGCGCGGCCAGGCGCCCGGGCATGTGGTGGTAGATGAACGGACCCGACCCGCCCAGGGCTGGCGCTGGCTCGCTGTGCAGTAACGGGTCATCGCCCAAGAAGATTGCTGCGTGGTTTGGATAGAAGCACGGGCGGCCCGGGGTCGGCACCTGAAGCACCAGCATGTCGCCGCGCTGCGCCGTCTCGACCTGGTAGAAGCCCGTGGCTTTGAAGTTGTCCTCGTACAGACTCGGGCCGGCTTCGTCTTCCCACCACAGGTCCTGGCGTTCGAAGTTCGGTAGCTGCAGGCCGGCCTCCCGGGCGTACCAATCGCGGCAGGCGCCCCAGCAGTCCAGCAGGCCGTGGGAGAAATCCCGGCCCAGCAGCGGCGCTTGGAAGCCTTCAGGCTTGAACCAGGCGAAGTCGCCACCCGGCCAGCCAACAATGCCCCAGGGCAACTCGTGTAGTTCACAGCTCACCCGGTCGGCCATGCTCGGCGTGGGCGCTTTGTCGGGGTGGCTGTGGATGATCGCCAGCACTTCGCCCAGGTCCTCGGCCACCGCCTGGTCGCGCTCATCGATCTGGAAGTTCTCCCGATCCGACTTCGCCCGGTTGGTGCATGGCACGTATTGGCGCCCCGCTTCAGTCTTCACCAGCAGGCCGCATGCCTCGCCCGGGTAGGCTCGCTCGGCGTGGGCCCGAATATCGTCCTGCAATTTTTGATTGATGCGCATGGTTACCTCGAGCTTGCGATCAGGCTTGCACCCATGGAGCCGCCGAACCGGCGCGTGTTGCCGCGCAACTTGCAACTACTCCACCATCCGCCGCACTGGTCCAGGGCTGGGTTGTCGGTGGGCTCGTTCTTTTTGGTGAACATGGTCGTGCCGGTGTAGGCACAGGCCTCGCCGCGATAACCGCCACGACAAGCCCACCGGCACAGCTTGGTGATCTGCTGGCTGGGCAGCATCTGCCCTTCCATATCTGTGGGGCTGGACATCGAGAAGGTCAGCGAGTCGAACGACTCCTCTGTCTTCTGCTCGATGTACCAGAGGTTTCGCCGGCTCTGGTTGCTGGCCGTGGGGTTGCCGTCAGGGAAATTGGCAGCGTCCAGGTAGTGCCGGAACGTTTCGATCACGGTGAACTTGGCGCCCGCCAGATCTCGGAACTGCAAGCACAGCGCCGTGAGCGCGCCGCGCACGCCGCCCAGCTCGTTGGCGATCTGCAACGTTGGCGAGGCCGGGCGCCCATCGCCACGGATGTCGAATCCCTTCGCAGTGATCTGGAGGGGCGAATACAGCTGACCCTGCCAGATGATGTCGCCCTCCTGGGCGTGGGCGTGGAAACGCCACAGGTTGGCGCCCAGGCGCGTGGCGTCGAGCTCGAACAGCCGGATCTGGTTGCCCGGCTCGAGCTTTTGAATATCGGCGTTGTAGTTCATGGGGCTCCAGAAACAACAAACCCCGCACTTGGCGGGGCTGGTGGTTGGCAGCAATCAGGGCGTATAGGACTGCTTGAAGACGAAGGTGAGCGTGTAGAGGTTGAGGCCGGCGGGCCGGGGCTTGTAACCGTTGCACCGGTAACGACCCTGAACCCCGCCAGGCGGCGTCCAAAGGAACGACTTGTAGCCTTCGTGTCGATCGAGAAACGCCCACACAAGGGGCAGCTCATCACCAGCTTCAAGCGAGCCCGTGTGTGTCAGGTTCCAAACTTGCTTTTTGGTGTTTATCCCAATCCCGCCGGCTTGGACGTATCCATCCCCAAACTCGTTCTCCCACGCCAGCTGGGCAATGTCCCCATCCGCGCCAAGCTGAACGTCAAAATCAAACGTTTCCATTGGTCACCTTCTCCAAAGTCGCCCACCCTGGCGCATCTCGCGATCAAGGAATTGGCCCATTCGAGCCTCAAGCGCAGCGCCAATTGAATCGCCTTGCGCCTGCGCCTCCTGATTGCTCATGCCTGGCTGAGCCTGAACGGTAACCGGTGCGTTGAAGATGATCGGCGCCGGGCCGCCGGCGGGTGCACTACTGGAGCTGCCCGAGCTGGACTGGCCGACCATGGCCGCCTTGCCATTGCTCAACGCTTCAAGCGTGCCGACGCCGATCCTGGCCGTGGCCTCCGCGTCGAAAACATATTCGCCACGGTGAACTGGGCCGGCGATCTCGTCGCGTCGACCGTGTCCGGTATACCCGCCATCCATGAAGCCGACACCAGCCATTGCGGCACTGGCCACAGTGGCGACCATCGGTGCCGTGGCCGAGGCGGCAGTCAACGCAGCGCCTGGCGCCAGTGCCGGGCCGACGATGGGAATAGCAGCTGTCGAGGCGTAAGCCGCGAGAGCGGCCTGCGCGGAGGTTGCCTGGGCGTTCGCAATCATCCCAAGACCGGCAGTGGTTTGGGTGGTCTTGCCCACCAGCATCTGCACGGCTTGATAAACCAGCCACTGCGCGGCCATATCGGAAAGCGCATTGACCATGGACTTCGCGAAGCCGGACACCATGTTGCCCAAGGCATCATCCGCATCCTCGGCGCCGGTGACGATGTCGGAAAAGAACCCGCCCACGCTGCTGCTTGCGCTTCCCAGCGCCGTCGACGTCATATCCGCAGCCATCTGCGAATAGTTTTGCGCCGCGTCGGCGAAGTTGGCCCACGCTTCGTTGACACCATTCATCCAGTTCGATTCGTACTCGTCGAGCCGGGTGTAGTAATCCTGCTGGGCGTAAAGGCGTTTCGCCAATTCATTCTGCAGGACGGTCGTCTCTTTGGCGTACAACTCAGGCTCGATCTGTCCGGTGTTGCGCTGCTCGTTCAGGCTGGCCAGGTCAGCGGCATACTTCTGGCGCAGGGCCAGGTCCGCCCGCATACGGTCGCGGGCCTCATCGCCCATGCCGATGCCGGCCAACTCCTGATCGAATCCGTCTTGAGTGGTCCGAGTGCCAGTGGCCTGGGCCTCCTTGAATGCCGCCAGCTTCAGGTCGTCTTCGTTGGCCTTTTTTATTTTATTCAGCGCGTCCAGCTCGGCGGCCATGCCTGTCAGCCGTTTCTTTTGGGCCTCGGACAGCTTCCCGAGCTTTCCTTCCTGAAGCTCGAACGACAGCTTTTGAACCTCGGTCGCGTCCTTCTGCTTGTCGCCGGTGGTGTCGATCAGTTCGATCTGTCGCTTGTAGCTCTCCTCCGCCGACTCAAAGGCTTTGAGCTGCTGCTTGGCCGCCGACTCCGCTTCACTGGTGTTCTTTTTTGCCGCCTTTGCCGCGGCATCATCGACTTCTTTTTGGGAGTCTTTGGCAGCAGCGGCCGACCGGATCGCAACGATCATCCCTTCCGTGAGCTTGGTGTTTTCAGCAATGAATCGATTCGCGGCCTCCAGCGCGGTTTTGTCTTTGGCGCTTCCGAGATCCTTCAGGAGCTGGCCGAGATATTTTTGGCCAACCTCTGTAGCCGCAGCAATCGCAGCGGCGTTCCTACCCCTCGCGGCAGTGTTGGCGTCTGTCTCGCCAGTCAGCGAGGCAAGCGTCTCGCGCTGCTTATCAAGTACTCCGGTTAGCTCGGTAACTTTGAGTTGACCAGTCTCGATTGACTGGGCCATTTCCTCCGTGACACCGGGAATAAGACGGACCTGATCAGCAACGGCTTTCCAGTCGACTGCCTGGCCTTTGGAGGACTCGGCAACGGCTTTATTGACGATATCCATTGCCGATTGGAACTCGGCTGGCAATGGCGCGATACCACCCATAAAACCTGAAGCGCCAGCCAGACCCGCATTCGTTAGCGCTACTTGGAACTCGAAAGCGATGGAGCTCGCAGCCCCGGACAGGTCTTTCTGCGTGTCCTCAATCGATGCGCGCAGCTCCCGCAGCGTGACCGACTGCGTGGCGCGGTTGAGCTTATTGAAGCGCTCAGTGAGCTTATCGAGCGGATCACCCAAATCACCAAGTTTCTTTTCCAGAACGCTTGTGTTGTCGCGCAAGGTTAAAAATGCAGTAGCGGCCCCAACTGCCAGGGCCGCGACGCCCAGCGGGCCACCCAACATTCCAAGAATGACTCCGCCACTGCGAGTCACGCCGAGCTGCGCAGCCGCTACCGCGTTCGTAGCCCGCGTCTCGGCCATCCTCGCTTCAGCCAACTGAATCGACATCTGGGTTTGGACTGCGGTTCCTCTTGCCGCGACGGCCTCCCGCTCCGCAAGAAAGACCGAAGTGGCGGCTTTCTGCTGTTCTGCTTGCGCCGCCAACAATACCGCTGTGGCCTGCGCCTTCCGCGCAGCGGCATCCTTAAAGGCGGAGGAAACAGCGACTGCTGCAGATTCAGCCGCGCTGGCCCCGTATCGGAACAGGGCCGCAGTTGCCGAAACAATCGCGACATCCGCCAACGTTTCGAAATTGTCGCTGAGAGACTTGACTCCCGTTACCAATGTCCCAGTGAAGTCGGTAGTTTCATTGAGACGGCCAATGTAAACGGTGAACGAGTTCGACAAACCCTGAATCGCGTCCCGCACGGCAGTGGTCATGCCGTCTGCCAGCAAGCCGTTTGCCGCGGCTGTCTTCTGCAAACCATCCGTCAGAACTTCCAGGCTCAGCTTTCCTTGCGCGCCAAGACTCCGGATCTCCTCCGCGGTCTTGCCTGTAGCCTTGGCGATGGTTTCCACGACGCTGGGCATCGCAGCAAGAATCGATTGCCATTCACCAGCCTCGACCTTCCCAATTTGCAACGACTTGGAGTACGCATCAATGGCCGACTTGGCCTTATCTGCTGATGCCGCGTTGGTCACCAGCAAAAAGCTGAAGCTGTCCATAACATCCAGCGCTTGGCCAGTGTTGTACCCCATTGCCTTCAAGCTTGCCGAAGTACGGATGTACAGCTCTTGGGCTTCATTCAACGGCCGGTAAGTCCGCTGGGCCGTTTCCAGTAGCCGCTGCTGGACTAGGTCGTACTCGGCAACGCTCTTGGTTACCATCCCAATCCGGTCCGACATCTGCCCGTAGGAGTCGGCGGTCTCGATGATCTTGCCAATTGACGCGGCCCCTATAGCTCCTGCTAGGGCACCTTTGATTAGACCAGCAGCGTCACGAGCACGATCACCTGCCCGATCAAACGCCTCATCGACACGCCCAAGACTCTTATCAATCTTCCCGGACGCCTGGGCAACGCTGGAATCTGCGCGGGCCATTTCCTGCCGCAGTTGCGCAGTGGTCGCCTCAATGCGAACCAGCATCCCCTGAACGTCGGTATCAGCCATGCTTTTCTCCGGACATAAAAAAACCCGCCGGAGCGGGTTGGATCAATTCTTTAAGTTACATCTGAACATCTTTGAGCACTTCTTTTCGAGCTGCCAGCTCGCACTCTGAATAAACCTTATCGGAAAGTTTGTTCGCAGATTCACTCGATGCAAAAACCATCCTTGCATCAACCGTTGACTCTTCAGAGGACTGAACCTTTTTCAGAACCTCGTCCAAGGTTTTCCCAGCATCACGCTGCCTTGCAACCTCGGCTGTAATGTTTGACCGCATACGGCAAGATTCCGCAGAGCGAAAAGCAATGTCGACTTTCTGGATGGTCATGACCGTCAGGGAAAGCTTATCCGCATCTATTTTTGTTGTTCCCTCTGCATTTACACAGAAAGGCATCACAAGGGCGAGCACCCCTGCGCCAATAACAATGCGCATATCCCTATCCTCTAGCAAATGACATCACTTTACATGAACGCCCGCAGATCGCATCTTTTCTGACATTAGGAGCCCTTCCGCCCTGTCAGCGCCTGGCGAAGCTTTTCAGCAACGGTGAATGGCTTCGGCTTTTCCTTACCCGGGCCAGCCTTGCCGCCGAAGGGATTGGTCATCTGAGTCCATTCGAGCCTGGCGTCCATGGCCAGAAATAACTCGGGCATCGGTGTGGCCCAAGCAAGGTCAGGCGACCAGCCCAGCCACCCGGTGGCCACCGCATAGAGCCGGTCGACGTAGCTGCCGTCCTCGACAGCGCTTACGCCGCCGCCGGCTTCTCCTTTCCCGAGTCAGGGCCCCGCGGGTTGTACAGCGCCACCAGGTAAGCGTTCAACTCAACGGAGATTTCCAGCACGCCCTGCTGCCAGACTTGCTCAGCCACAGCCTCGGCGGCCTTCCCTTTCAGGCCTGAGCCTGCCGCGATGATCACCGCGCAGCCGTCGACGCTGAGGGCGTTAATGGCCTGGGAAGCCCCACGCAATCCGCCAAAATGCGCCTCGATCGCGCGCACCGCGGCGAGTGTTGGCTGGAGGGTATAGGTTTCGTTCATCAGAACGACTTCGATGGTACCGAACAGTGTCTTGCTCATTCATCAGATCCTTGTGGATCGGGGCCGAAGCCCCTCAGGTTACGGCGCTACGGCGGCCGGGAGGATTTCCAGGATGTCGGAGTTGATGCCGATCGTGACGTTGCGGCGGACCACGTTGTCAGCGGCCCCGGCGGCCACAGTGTTGTTCATGACCTTGCCGCGCATGTAGAAGGTGGTCGGCAGAATGGCAGGCGTTGCATCAGGGTCACCATCGTTCAGTGTGATCTTGATGTTGTAGTCGCCTTTGCTGCGGTCTTTGTGCGCGACCTTGAGCGAGGCCTGGCCAGCATCACCGTTGTCGAGGCCGACGGTCAGAGTCATGTCGCCGGCGTCTGCGGTGCCCTTGTACTTACGTACCCGGCCATCGCGCAGCGAGGTAAAGGTCACCGAGCTGAACGTGTCGCCGAACTCGCCGAGGTCTTCGATCTCGCCCACTTCGACGTAGGTGTCAGCCTTGTACTCGGTTTCCGTGTCTGCACCGGACTTGGTGCCCAGCGAGAAGCGGCAGCCGGCGGCTGTGTTGAGGTTGTCTTCGGCCATGGGGGTTCCTCCAAAGGCACATTGGATAAAGCCGCTTGGCGGCCGGGTTTGTGGTTAATGCGTGGTTATGACGCGGACCGTGATCGATCCTTGATACGTGACGCCGTCGGTATCGCGCTGTGCTTCTGCTTGCTCAACCCTGACCGATACCGCCCGGCCAACAGCCAGAGGCAGGCGGCGCTCGTCCAGCGCTGAAACGACCTCGCCGATGATCCGCTTGACCTCGGCCTGACCGTGCGCGTCTGACCAGACCGAAAGGTAGATCAGACGTTGCTCGCGCTTGCGGCCGGCGATCGGAGAGGTGTTGTTCGAGATCTCGCGATCGATCGAGACATACGGCATATCGGTGTCCATCGGCGCGCCGTCGTACACCGGGCATGAAACCTCAGCTTCAAGCCTGGCGAAAAGCGCTTCTTGCAATGCAACAGATGGATCACTCATCGCTTACCCCCATGCTGGCCTTGCGCAGCGTCCTGGCCACAGCGGCCCGTATGTTCGCCAGCACGAACTCACGATTGACGTCTTTGGCCGGGCGCAGCCAGGGATGAGCCGGCCTGGCAGGAATATCCGGATACTTCCCGTAGAACGTGGTCCCATCAGACTTGTTTTTTGTGTCTCTGGCTCGAAGCGCGTTGCGGCGCCCGGACAGCTTGGACTTGTCACGATTGACTGTGTGCTCACCACTGGCGGCGTTTCGGTCTGCTCGCCGGTATAGCGTGCCGCTGTACCCTTTCGTTCCGTATTCCAGGAAGCGCAGATAGAAGAACCGCTGAGTGTCGCGCTTACCCCGGATTCCAATCTCGGCGTTCAAGCCGCTCTTGGAAACGAACACCCTCAGCGCAGAAGCGGCGGCACCGGTGTCTTTCGGGATGAGCTGTCTCATCGTGGCGAGGATTCGATCGGCGCCTTCCCGCATCACTCCGACCAGTTCGTTATCCATCGTGGCGTGGATGTTGCGCAAGGTCCTACGTAGCTTGAAGTCGCCAGACATTCGCGACCGGCGGGTAGCCATGACTTATTCCTTGGCCTTGGCCGTCTTTTCGGCGACTGGCTGCGGCGCCTCTACCTGGCGGGCCAGGCCGCGGGCGACCAGGTCGTTACCGGTTTTCGCGTCAACGCTGAATTCTTCACCCTTGGCTCGATCGCCAACGGCACCAGATAAATTGCCCAGGGATATGATTTTCATAAATCACCTCTACGGATTGGGAACGTTCGAACACAACAGCCGAAGCATGTCGCGCTCGTTGTTGAGCAATGCAGCCTCGATCAGGTAGGTGGTGGTGGTGCCTTTGAAGGTCTCCGCCAACCGGTTGCCTGCGACCGCATCCGCTCGGGGACGGATTCGGATCTCGGCTGTGACAACTGCAGTCAACTTCTCAGCCACTGGTGCCGTTCGCCCGGTGGGCAGGGTTATCTCCGCCCACAGCTTGCCGACCTCAACCCAGGTGACATCGAAACCACCGGTGGGATCTTTCACTCTCACCGGTTTCTGCATTACGCAGCGGTGGTCCATTGGTCCTGCTCTCATCAGAAACGCTTCCTGGACCAGAGAAGTCGATCAACTGCCAGTGGAATGGCTGTTGAGATGGTGCCGGTCACCACGGCCTCGCGGTTGGCGTACCAGTGTCCCACGAGTAACAGCACTGCCTGCTCGACGTCCGGGGTGAATCCCATCTGCTCAGGGCCGATCGGCGCTCCTTCCACCAGCTCCCGATCACAGTGCATTGCTACGTGGGATTTGGCCGCCTCGAAGTAACCGGCTATGAGCGCGTCTTCCTCGTCGCCGTCCACCCGCAGGTGAAGCTTCACGCGTGCCAGATCGATCATTTACTTATTCTCTTTCGGGGCCGTCGCTTTCGATTGCTTAGGCGTGGAGGTCTTCGCCTTGCCTTCACCGTCGACTTCTTCCGCCAGCCCCTTGCCAATCAGGGTGTGGCCGTACTCATCATCGACTTCGTCGAACACCTGGCCGCCCCTCACAGAACTCGATTCGGCACCCAACAGCGCCGCGTTACCGGCGAATCCCCACAATGCTTTGATTTTCATGTTGCCTCCTGAAACGAAAAGGCCGGCACTGGGCCGGCCATCTAACGGTGCGGGGGTTAGGCCGCGACGGTGAAGCGGCCTTTGACCAAACCTTCACGGCGGCGCACACCCAAGCCGAGGCGCTCTTCGACCAGCAGCGCGCGTTCGTTCTTGATGAACTGATCATTGATCAAGCCCATCTTGAACAGGAACGACATACGGTCGAACAGCACCGACGAGCGCGCAAAGTTCGCCACCAGGAACTCGCCGCCAGTGTCGACATCACCCTCGTCGACACTGTCGGAAGTGACCACTGGGCGGCCCCAAAGGACCGGTGTGACCAAGCCTTGCAGGTTGGCGAACAGGTAGCGGTTCTCGCCATCCTTCTGCAGCTCGATGTTCATCCAGTCGAGCTCAGTCATCACGATGCCGTCAGCCGACAGCATCGACTGCTTGCGAACCTGATAGATCGCGCGGCGCACCAGATCGATGGCAGTATCACCAGCCTTGGTCAGGGTGGCGTCGTAGACGGTGGCCTGGGTCATCAGGCCGTTCAGGTTCTCGCCGGTGCCATCGCCCTTCAGGATCTGCCGCTCTTCCTCGAGCTTGAGGTCGTAGCGCAGCAGTTCCTGCAGGTAGGCCATCAGCTGAGGAACATCGTCCAGCGCCTCGTCGGTCACGGGCATCCAGACGGCGATCTTCTTGACCCGGTCGGTCTGGGTCGTGAAGGTCACATTGCTGGTTGGCTTCAAGCCACCTTCCGCGACCGGCGCCGCGCCGCGGGTGTGCAGGTTTTCCTTGAAGTAGGTGTAGTTCTGCCCCGACACAGGCACGGTGGTGAGCAGGTCACGGATGCGCAGCTCCTGGCGGATGCCTGGCTGAATGACCGGGTCGTAATTCGGGGCAACGATGCCGGCGCTGGTGACCTTCATTTCCTTCATGCTGGCCATGTCGGATTTGGTCACTTCGATATCGGCCAAGGAAACGCTCTTCGCCTGCAACGATTTGTAGGCCTCGTCATTTTTCACCAGGTCGATGAAGCTCTTGGCTTCGCCCGGCTGACTGCGAAGCTTGATGCCCTTCTCTTCCAGCTTCTGGACCTGCTCGATGACACGTTCGATCTCGCCTTTATGCTTTTCGATCTGCGATTTCATCTCACCGGTGACGGTGTTGCCTTTTTGCAGCTCATCGGCGACAGCGTCGTACTTTTTCTGCAAGCCAGTGAAACCTTCCTTCAGCTGGGTTTCGAGCGTGGCTTTTACTTCTTGGATTGGATCGGTCATGGCGACACCTTAAAAAAATGGTCAAAAGTGGTCGAGAGTGACTTCAGCCCTTCCACGATCGCCGTGGCCTCGCTTCCGCCATCACGGCGTAGCGCGGGGTAGCCGAGTGAGGCGACTGCTGCCGCCTCCTTCTGAGAAAGCCCCATGCGCTCGCGCAGGGCGTTCTCGAAAAGTCGTATGTCGGATTTAACTGTCAGGACCTGGGCCTCGGGATTCATGCCGAAAGGCACAAACGACGCCTCCCACAGCTCAGCCTCCTTGATGATCCGGACCCGCCGGCCGGCGCGCTCCTCGAAGTCGGCCTTGATGGTGTTGAAGCCGATCGACATGCTGTCGAGGATCTCGGCCTTCATTAACTCGTATGCGTCGCGGGCATAGCTCACCGCTAAATTCACACGGCCCTTCAGGAACAGCCCGTGGTCGTCTTGGGTGTAATCGGCAGCGCCAACCAACCGGGTAAGGTCGTGGTACAGTGCGAGCTTCAATTTGCCACCCCGGGTTGCCTTCACTCGGGTGAACGCGCCAGGCAGAATTACGTCGTCGCCCAGGTCGACGTTGTTGAACACGGCAGCGTAACCTTCGAAGTTACCGGCCTCGTCCACCGATTTGAGTTCAAACGGGACTTCAAGCTTTGACATTGGTCTGCATCTCCCACCGGGTGACCCGGTCGTATTCTTCGCCAGCCAGCGGAGGAAGGTTTTCTTTGCGGCGAACCTCGTTAATGGTCATCCAGCCGGAACCTCCGGAACCGCCCAAGGCGCCCTTGTAGTAGGTCGCTCGCCCAGCGCTATCAGCGCGGAGCAGCCCCTCGACAATGAACTCGACAAACTGCGCCGTTCCTGCGAACAGCTTGTCGTTGATCTCGTCCTCGATTGCCTTGATGTAGGGGCTCAGGCCGAAAGTGATGAAGCCGCTGGTTTGCTGCTCCAAGTTCGAACCCATGATTGAGGTTTTGCCAGCGCGGTTGGCCAGGTAAAGCGGAACGCCCCAAATACCAGCGAGCGCTTCCTCCTGGAACTGCTGGGACTCAATGAACTGACTATCCTTCTGGGTCATGCCGGCGGGCACGATCGTTGGCCCACCTTCGAGTAGCCCCATCTTGCCGATATCCTCAACGTCCCCGTCACGGATCTTGGGAAATTTGTTCAGCACCTGGTCGCGCTGCTCGGACGTGAGGAAGTTTTGGTAAATGACGTAGCCGCCGGTGAAGCCGCCCTTGCGCATGAAGCGCGCCGACCAGTCCTGCGCTGCCTTGGCCAGGCCCATTGCTTCCTTGTGAAACTCAACCGGCGAAAGCCCGCAGATCCCGTCCGCGCTGAACAGCTTGAAATGCAGGATGTTCTCTGGCGATACAGGGAACCGCTTGCCCTGAAGGGTGACCCAATACACCAAGTCATCTTCCAGATCGATCTCTACCGCATCCGCGCCGACCGGTATAAGCCCGATGAAGTCGCCGTTTTCTGCGCGCTCAATCAGTGCGAAACCGTTGCCGCGCAGGGCCATGTTCACCACAGCGGCCTTTATGAAATTCAACATCGTCATGTACGGGTTTGGCTTTGCCAAAATCCGCAACGCGCGTTTGTTGTCCTTCACCAGAACCCGGCCAGATGGCTGATCCTCGTACAGCTTCATCGGCAACCCTGATACCGTTTCGCTCAGGATCTTGATGCAGGACCAGACGATTGGAATCGCCATCGCCTTCTTGGGGGTGATGACTGCGCCGGAGCGCGTCTGGCCGCCGATGTCTGTTTGGACTTCAATGTACTCACCCGTCTGGGGATTGTTGAAGCCAAAGAAACTCCAGCTCATTGGGTTGTACCAGCGAGACGCCATATTGAGCCTATAGAAGTCCGGAATATCCGTTTTTGAGATAGTCGTCGATGTCACCCTTGATCTCTTCTGGAGCGCCAAGGGTCGCGCCGAACGCCATTGCCAGAGCCGACATGCCGTCGATGCGTCCGGTCGCTTTGTCTTTTGCAAACTTGCGGTTGCCCGCCGGGTCTTTCTGGATCACCGCGTTGGATGCACACATCGTCAGCACCGGGTGCATGCCGTGGCTGATCCGCCCATTGAGCAGCTCGGACTCCAAGGCGTCGATGGCAGGGGTCATGTCCTTGTATCCCTGTCCATACTCGACCAAAGGCAGGGTGACCCCCTGGGCCTCGGCGTCACGCTTGAAGAGATCGATGCGGTATCGGTCGAAGGCAATTGCTTGGATATCGCCGCCTAGCTCGGCAAGAATCCGGGCGATGTCCGCGGCAACGTAGGCATAGTCCACAGTGGCCCCCGGGGTGGTTAGCAGCAAACCTTCGCGCGCCCATACCTCATACGCCTCCCGGTCGCGCTTGGCGCGTTCAGCGAGACCCTGTTCAGGCGTCCAGAAGAACGGCCAAACATTCCAGTTTCCATCGCGCTTCCCGATGACGACGAAGGCCGTGAGGTCAGTCCTGAATGAAAGGTCAAGACCGCCGTACAGGTCCATACCGTCTGGGCTGTCTGGATCATCACCGCAGCCAACCCAAACCCCTTTGGAGACGAAGACCGAGACAGTGGACACGCGCTGATTGAGGCAAAGGTTGCGGAACGTGTTCTCAGAAGCCGGCATCCGGTTGGCGCGCTCGGCTTGTTTCTCCAAATCGGCCAGCGACCGGAATGAACCGAGCGCGGGGTTGGCCGCCTTCCACCCTTCCGGGTCGGTGACCTTGCAGTCCTTCGGAGCCTGGTAAACGCGACTGACGATGTGCGGGTCTTGAGACTTCTCCGCATCGTCGAGCCAGATACTGAACAGGTCGCTGTCCTGCGCCGCCTGGGTACTTATCGCGATCAGCAGCGGCGCCGCGTGAGCACCCTGCGCCGTGGTGATCGCGTCGATGAAATCGCTTTGAGGGCCGCGAACCTGGCCAATCTCATCGAGGATGGCCAGGATCGGCGACAGGCCGTGCGCGGTTTTACCTTCGGCGGATAGCGCGCGGTACTCAACGTTCAGCGGCGTGCCGATCAGCGTCTTGCCGCTCGGCACAATGTGAATCAACGACTGCAGCTCTGGGTTGAGCTGGATCATTTTCACCGCCAGCTTGAACACAAGACCGGCCTGCTCCCGACTCATCGCGCCAGAAACGATCTGTGAGTTCTGCACCGCCTCCGGACCGACGATGTGAGCCAGCAATATTCCAGCGATTAAGCCGGTCTTGCCGTTCTTTCGGGCGATGCTGAGGTAGGCGGTACTGGTCCCGTGCGGATTGTCGTAGACCCCCAGGATGAAATCTTTTTGGAACTGGTCAAGAACCAGAGGCTTGCCAACGTGCTGGCCCTCCGGTACCCGGCAATATTTCTCGATGAACGCGATGACTTTTTCACCGCGCGTTCTGCGGCGGGCGGCCATCAGTGCATCGCTCGGGGGATCAGATCATCGTCATCCTGGTTCGCCAGGACCTTTTCGGCGGCGCGCTGCTTGGTCGCCTTCTTGCCCTGGTCGCGGGATTCGCCTTGGGTCGCCTGGGCGTGTACCTGCAACGTGCGGCTCAAGGCCACGGCGCGGCGGCTCAGTGTCTCCAGTAGGCTGTGTTTCGGGTTGATCACCTGAGTGTCGCGAGCATTCAGGACAACATCGCCCTCGATATCGATCTCTTTCTGAAGCCGCTCAATGTCCGAGAGGCATCGGGCGAGGTTGCCAGCCATCACCAGATCGGAATCAGTCCAACTCTCTCGCGTACGCGCGCGCACAATGGAATCCCAAAATGGCTTGTCGGCTCTGCGGATGTTGACGAAACTTGGCGGCTTTATTGGTCCAGCGGCAGCGGCCTGCATAGCAGCAACCGCCGATGTCGCGCTATCGGAGCGGGTGCGCTTGGCTGTCATAGGATTTCTCAGTGCTGCCGCGTGTGTTTTGGCGGCGTTTTCCGGGTTAGCGATGAAGAAACAGGTCGAGGGCGGTCCTATAAGGCGAGAATCGCTATCATTTGACCGCCCCCTGGGGCAATGACGTGCTTCAATCGGGCCACTGACGTGCTTCAGCGGCGCCGACGATAGATTCGCTCAATCGCGGTTCCAGTGATGGTTAGGGTCAACCGGTATGCCCGACACGTCGTGACCGGGCAGGATGCCGGTCCTCTCCTGCCTCTGCTTCGCTCCGTCGTGACAGGGCTTGCATAGGCTTTGCAGATTCGAGGCATCGAAGAACAGATCCTCGTCCCCTTTGTGCGGCTTGACGTGGTCTACCGTGTTGGCTGCCTCCACCGTACCCAGCGCACGGCACATGCGGCATGTGGGCTCAGTCTGTAGCTGGTGCCAGCGCAACCTATACCAGCGCTTGGTCTTGTACAGGTGATGCCAAGGTGATGTGCTCGCCATCACTCGACCTCAATCTTCAGTCCGTGCCTCACCACCCAGTCAATGAAACCGGCTGGCACATCGCACCGGCTCATCATCCGGCACCACAAGGCCGCACAGCTGAGCAATGGCATAACCCACCAGCTACGTCTGGTCTTCAGCGTCAAGTTTATCTTGGCCATCACGATCCTCCTGCCATCTTGGCGCCTGCCGCCACACCATTGAGGAATACCAGCACCACCAACATTGATCCCATGCCTTGGAGCAAGCGATGCCATAGGGCGGCGCATCCACTACAATTCGATACTTTCCGCTCCCTTCGAAAAGCCCACCTAAGGCAAGAATCTGATGACTGAAACACTAAACCGTCCGAGCTGGTTATCGGTAGCAGTGGGCGCCTTCCTGCTTACCGCAGCATCATCCCTAGTCACCGTCTCCCTGAATTACGGAAAACAGGAAGCCGCTCTTGCATCCATCTCCGCAAAAAATGACGAGATGAACAGAGAGCGAGAAAAGAAAGACCTTGAGATCAAGGAGCTACGCCAAGCTTTCGCGAACCAACAACTCCAATTGGAAAATACGATGGCAAAGGTTCAGGCATTGCGAAATGACAGGTGTGCTCCCATCGCACTAGAAGTCTCGAACTTGATGAGTTCCATCAAGTATCCCTACACAGGCGGCTTCGCCAGCGAACAGATTGAGCAACTACAGCGGGGTTTAGATGGTTATCAAAAAACCCTCCAGGCTTGCTACGCATCTCCTCTTTAGGCGCCGTGCTACCTGCTCTGGCTGCGCTTGATCTGGGCGTCCACCACGACCGGAGCCCACGACTCACCACTCGATGCATCAGCGATGCGTTGTGACCTTGCGACCGCCTACAGGTATGAGGAGGCAGAAACGAAAGGCCCATCGGACACTGGGCTTGGCTAGGTCGAAGAATTAAGCGATCAGACCCTGACTCAAATCATGGATCCAATCTGAAATAGGTGTTATGAAAAGACGTGGCAATAAGCCACCTAATCAGATGGTGTTGAAATGGTCTGGAAGAGCGACGACAACAAAAAGTACCGCGGGAAGATTGATCGAGTTTTCGTTTCCTTGACTGAATCATGGGAGGTTGAGTACTACATCGACCATTACCTAAAGACTCGTGGACGCGCTTTAACTGATGATAGTCGTAGCAAGGTTGCCCACAAACTCGAGGGTTCCCCTGGTCGGGCTCCGCATAAGCGCGACGACCTCACCGCTTGGCTTGATAAAGAGTGGGGGCTAGAAGCCAAGTAACGATAAGTACCATTTGCGGCCTTTCTGCTGCACCGCGACACAATTTGCTAGTCGCGAAACGTGTCGCGTTTTTATGGGCCTTGGCGCTCCAGAACCTCGTTCACTTTGTCGGCGGCCTTTCCCGCAGTCTCTGCCGCCTCAGTTGCCTTGCCCGCTGCGCCTTCCACTTTGACGGCTGCCTCAGTGGCGCTCTTGGCCAGCTTGTTCAAGCGCATGTCGCGCTGCCTGGTAGCCTCGTCATAGCCGCGACGCACCTCGGCAACCTGGGCGGAATACCAGCTGGCCATCGACCATTGGGCAACCTGAAAGCCCAAAACTGATCCGCCGGCGACCAATAAGATCGCGATGACCCAGATCTCGGCGCGGCGCCACCAGCGGCGAGCGATGAATTCCATTGCGCATCTGTCCATCAGTTGACGCCTCCCAGCTGGGCCCGCAAGCGCGCGATCTCGGCGCTCTGCGTTGTCACCTTGTCAGTGAGCTGAGCGATCTGGCTGGTCAAGGCCTCGACCTTCCCTTCCATCCGGCCAACTGCGGCGGCGAGCTCATTGCGTTCTTTGGCGAACTGGTCGGCCCTGGCTTCAGCGGCGTTTGCCCTTGCACGCTCAGTGTCGAGCAGTTCGTTCAGGCGGCGGACGGTGCCGATGTCGGCGTTATCCATTGCCCGGTCGGCCGCGTCCTTGGAAAGGAATTTCCTCAACCAGAGAAAGCCGCCCAGCAATACGGTGCCAGTACCGCCCAGCCAGGTAGCTGTGCCTGGGCCGAGGTCGGTAGGGTCCATCGCTACTCCAAAATAAGAATGGCCAGCACGGCCTGGGCATCGCCCTAAACAAAAAAGCCCCGGCAAATGCCAGGGCTTCCTTGGGAAACAAATAATCAGAGTTGAGGCTCTTCCTCCCTAGGGGGAAGACTTGTGCAGTCGTCAACGGTAGCATCGGCGTTTTCAATAACGCGCCGGGCCTCCTCAATGATCTCAACGACAGTGGTCACGGTTTGCTTATCAAAATCAATATCCTCAAGGGCGTCGATGATTTCGCCGACCTCGCCAGGCAGACCCTCTGTTCGCAAAATCTCCTCCCCATAAGGAAGGTCGTCAAGGGGGATATAGTTCCGATCTTGATGCCTGTTTTTGTAATCCTCGTCGATAGATATTGCCTCCTCCAAATAATCTTCGGCCTTCTCTTTTACTTCCTGGCCTCGATTTAGGAGCTCCTCGATTTCCGCCTTCATGCTCTCCAAATGCTGCGACATGCGATGCACCTCTTAATGATGCTGCTTTCGGAGGCCCGCTATATATAGCGTTTCGCTCACCACGTCAAGAGGTACGCATCGGCCTGCGCAGGAGCTCCGGAAATCGAGTTTTACGCCGGCTCACCTGAAGAATATGTTCGTGCTATGTTCGATCGGCCGTCTATTGCGGCTATAGGCCCAGCAAGGAGCAGAAATGACCAACATTGAAAAGTTCGACGAGATTGCAAACAAGCTGTTTGGCTATCTCGAGGCGACATTCCCTATCCCCGCCAACATAGGCTTACCCTCGCTGCGATTGAAGACATCAAGGAAGCCGACGATCGACCCGGCGACAGAAATTGAAACTGAGGCCGGTGAGCCCTTGACCGAAGACGAAAAGTATTTTGAGCCAACGGTTAGCTGGCTCATTGATGCCGGCTACATCAGGGCTGAAAAGGGGAAGATCTCCGGGTACTACGATTTCGTGCTAACAGAGAAAGGTCTGGCCCTGCAAGGAGTTCGACCCAAATCGTTAACTGGCAAATGAAGCTTATATAAACCCCGGTTGATCTGGCCGGGGCTGCTCTGTATTACCTAACCCTGAGAGCAAAACGCCCGGCGGTTTAGGCCGGGCATTCTCTGTGGTGTCGCGCTTGAAAAGCTGAACACGGTGCCATGAAAACAGTTGTTTATCCGCGTGGAAAGAGGTTTCTACGCAGCTTCGCGAAACACCTCAATGGCGCAGTCCACCCAGGCCACGCCGGCCTTGATCAACTCGCGGGCTTTGGCTTCTCCCATGTCATTGTCCCTGGCAATTCGAAGTGCTGGCCACTTAGCGCCGAAGTACAACCATATGAAGTTACCCATCTGCGCGTCTCGCGCTGCGAGCTTGGCTACCGCTCGATCGACCACCAGCGCAACATCATCCGTAACGCAGTAGTTTTTGATTCCACCTTCGGTCACGTTGTTGTCGCGGATCAGGGCGTACAGCGGGGAGACGTACCGGGGAACGCCCATTCCGTCCATGCGCCACCAGCCCCATTGCTCCAGCAGGTATTCTGTGTCACCCAGGGGCTTGTTTACATACGTTCGTTTCTTCATGCCGCTTTCCTCGGGTCTGGGTCACTCAGGCCGAACAGGTCTCGAAGCAATCGATCAGCCGCAGTCTTCTTCGCATTGCCCTCCAGAAGCCAGCGCTGGCCGTAATCATGGAAACCGATCTGCAATCGGCTCGAGTGCCAACTGGCGACCATATCCAACAGAGCTGCCAGCGCGGCTGGGCCACCCATTTTGACCTTCGCCAACTCCTCGCCGGCGATTTTCAGGAATTGGCATTCGATATCGCTCATGGCTTTGCGCGGCAGTACCGCTTTGACGTTACTCATAGTCTTTCCTCCCCTTGCCGTATTTGCCGGCGTAGCTCGACCTGCCCATCTCGACGTCCTCGTTACTGGGCGGCTGCCCTTCGAAGTCGACAAACCGCACAAACTTGCCCTGCTGCTGGACCAGGCACGAGCCAACGCGGGCATGGCGAACCTTGCCGACGATCAACTCGGTAACGCCGTTCTGCCCCTCCTCACTTTCCATATCCCTGTGCACCAGGATCACCACATCGGCGTCCTGCTCGATCTGGCCCGAGTCGCGAATGTCGCTTGGGCGTGGGCGCTTATCTGGTCGGTTGGTCGACCCGCGGTTGAGCTGCGCCAGCACGATCACCGGAATCTTGAGTTCCTTGGCCAGGTTCTTCAGGGCTGTGGATATCTTCCCGACTTCGAGGGATCGGTTCGAACTGCTCTCCGCGTTGATCAACTGGATGTAATCGATCACAAGGACGCTCAATCCCTCTCGACGCTGGCACTGGCGGGCAATTGAGCGAATGCGAGCAACCGTCATTCCGGCCTGGTCGTTTACGAACAGTTGGGCCTTGTTGAGGATGCTTACCGCACCGGTCAGCTTTGGCCAATCTTCATCTTCAAGATCACCGCTATCCAAGGTGCTCAGGTCGATGCTGCCAAGGGAGGACAGACCGCGGGTGATCAGTTCCTCCTTGGTCATCTCCATTGAGAAAGCCAAGCCGGAGCCATTGAGCTTGCAGGTGACGTGCTGGGCGATCTGAACGCCGAGAATGGTCTTGCCAGAACCCGTCAGACCGCCGATCACAATCATGTTGCCCGGGCGCAGACCCCGCACCAGCTCGTCCAGCTTCTCCAATCCAGTGGAGAGACCGGTGGGCATGGTCTTCTTGTACTTGGCGTCAATGGTGTCGATCACCGTTGGCAAGATATCGCTCGCCTTGTAGTAATCCTGCTGACCGTCGTCATCAAGGTCCCTTAGATCCGCCGTTGCTTGTTGGGCCATGGCGATAACTTCGGAGAGTGGACGCTCCTCATTCGCGGTGTCGTTGATCACGCAGGCCGCATCAACGATCTGCCGAAGGACTGCCCGCTCCCGGACAATGCGAGCGTATGCCTTCCAGTTGGCGGCGCTCGGCACGTTCATGGCTAACTCGCCGGCGAGAGCGATCGTCGGCTGGCCACTGGGAAGGTTCTGACGACGATCACTAAGTGTGACGACATCAATTGGAACCCCGGCAGCGTGACAATCAATCATGACTTGATAGAGCGCTGCGTTCTCCAAGTCGTGGAAGTCAGCCACAGCCACCTTGCTGGATATCTCATCGAAAAGGTCGGGCTTGCGCAGTATTGCCCCGAGGATGCCGAACTCGGCCTCATCGCTGAACAGTTCACGGCTCATACGTCACCCCGTGCCGAAGCCCAGCGGAACACCACCACGATGCCGCTCTTGTCCCTCAGCCGGTCAACCGCCCGATCCCCCAGGCACTGGCGAAGCTCGGTCACGCCCAGGTTGCTCACCACAACGGTCGGTTTTACCCGCTCGTACCGGCCGTTGATAACCTCGAACAGTACCTGACGCTCGAAGTCGGTACCGTGCTGGACGCCTACTTCATCGATCACCAGAAGGTCGGGCCGGATCAGGTCGGCATAGACATCCGCCTCCGTGCGTCCTCGATTTCCGAAGGTGGCTTTCACGTCGCGGATGATCGAGCCCGCTGTGGCATAAAGCCCCCGTAGACCGTCGAGAGCGAATTCGCGAATCACCGCCTGGAGCATCGCCGTGCCCAGGTGGGTTTTGCCCGTGCCCACCGTGCCCAGCAGCATTGCCGAGCGTCCAACGGTGAAGTTCTCCTCAAACGCTTCGACGAAACCACCGCAGGCGGCAAGTGCCTGGCCCTGTGCTGGGGTAGTTACGCTCCAGTTGGCCAGCGTGCAGCCCATGAATCGCTCAGGGATACCCGCGTCCAACAGCCGCTCGTTCAGCACCCTGCCGCGCTGGATATTCACGGCCGGAATGCGCTGATCGAGATCTTGCGAATGGCGAGCATCGAAGTGGCAGCGCGGGCAACCCAACCAAACCGGATCGACGCCGAACTGTTGCACAAGGTGGTCAGGAAAGCGGCCATGCTCAGGGCAATCGCCCGCCCGGGTTTCCAGGGTGTACTTAGGTTTCGTAGTCATAGGGTCACGCTCGCAATTCGGTAGGTGCCGTCGGATTGCCGCTCAAGGCCGTCTTCGTGATTGATCTGGTCGAGGTTGGTGTGGCGGGACTGCTTACCGCAGGCCGGCTTCAGTTCGTCTGTCCAGCGCTCTCCGTTCAACCAAGTTGACGCGTTCGGGACGTAGCGCCCACGGTCCTTGGTCCAATCCTCGGAAAGGCAGTGGCTGCCCAAGGCAGAGATCAGGGTCTGGCGCAGCTCCTGGTTCGGGTTCAACTTCGCCCAGGCCTTCGCTGCATCCTTGCGTCCCTTCTTTTTCGGGTACAGCTTCCAGAACTGCTCGAACCCTTCTGCCGCGTCTGAAGTGACCGTAGGTTTAGGTTCCTTGACTGGTTCAGAAGAGTGACTGGTTCTGGGGGCAGCTCCTGCCCCACCCCCTGGGTTATCTCCTGCCCCAGGTGGGTTATCTGGTGCCCCACCCCCTAGGTCAGGAACTGCCCCACCATCGAGCGACAAATGGAAAACATTCGACTGATTCAGCTCACCCTTACGGCGGTATTCCCGGCGAAGAAAGCCAGCCTTTTCCAGTTCACGAATGTGCAGCTTCACGGTGGAGCGGCCAATCTCACACTGGTCGGCGATATGTTGGTACGACGGCCAGCATTCGCCCTGATCGCTGGCGTTGTCAGCCAGCTTGACCAGCACCAGCTTGCGCAGCGGGTTGCCAACCTTGGTTTTCATGGCCTTGACCATCAGATCCATGCTCATAGGTCGAGCTCCCGCGTTACCCGCGCAATGAACGCGTCATAACCCTCGGTCATGGTCACGCCGCGATCCTCCAACGCGCCTCGGGCAGCCTTGGCCATGCCGTAGACCTCCCAGCGGTCGCGCTCAGGCAAGTGGCGGCAGTTGGAATAGTTCGGCCAGGGCCCGGCGACTACTTCGGCAGTGGCAGGCGATACAGCCGGGGTTCCGGTAGTTGGTTTCGAAGTGATGGTCATTGCAGAGTCTCCCCGGGCTTGCGGCTGATCTGGGCGGCCATCGCTTCCACGGTTCCACCAGACAGGCGCAGCACCAGCAGGCGCAGCGCAGTAGCGGAGTCGATAGAGAGGGTGCGAGCCTCGTCCAGGGCCAGAGCCTGTGGCGAGTGGTCCATGATCAGAATTCGAACGCGATCGCTGTAGTTGAATGCCGCGCAAGCCAGCTGCTGGTCGGTCAGGCCGTCGAATGCCTCGTCGGGCAGACACTCGACCGGGTACACGACGACGGGGATTTTGTTTTCCGGGCGCGGCTCACCTGCCAGCAGGTGGCGGGTCATTGCCTCCCAGTGATCTTGGGCAACTTGCCTCGCATCGTGACCGGTCCTGCGCCTGAACAGCACCTTGAGCGCGTAGTAGGCGCGATACAGGTCAATGTGAGTGTCATCCTCTTTCTCGATGGAGTATTCAGGCTCGTCGATCACGTCCAAGGCGTCCTTGACGACCTCGAAGCACTTCAGCAGTAGGGCAGCGTCGGGATATTTCTCGAAGTTGGCCTCATCGATGTGCTCCACGATCTGCGCCGGCTGGGGGAAATTCAGTACGTTTTTCATGTGGGATTCCTCTGGCACAGCTTGAAGCGGCCCTGCTGAATATCTGGATGGGTGGCGCGCTCGGGCGTGACGAAGTTGCATTCGGCGGCGAACCGGTCAAAGCGGCGAGTGATGTCGGCCTTGGGCCAGATCGCGTATGGCTGGGCGCCGTCATCGGCGTGCTTGCTGCGCACCATGGCGAATGGGAGGGGCGCGCCCGGGATGTCGCGCATGACAGCGTTGATGACCCACTGGGGAAGCCCCAAACGCAGGTTGATGCGCTCACGAATCGAGGTCATCGACTCGAAGCCTGCTGGCCTGGAGTCCAGGTAACGTACCTGCTCAACATTGGCCACCCGCGTTTCTATCCGCTCCAGCGCCACCTGCTGCTCCCGCTGCTGGCGCTCGACGGCAACGAGGTGGTTCGCGTTGGCGGCGGTGATCTCGGCCTGGGTCATGGGACGGGCAGCCTGCTCTTCTAGGGCCTGCCACCGATCTACCAAAGCAGCGGTGAATTCCGGGCAGAGCTGCGCCACAACAACGAAGCTGTCGCGCTTGTTGACCAAGTACTCGGTAGCAGGACGGCCGAGGCTATCGAGGTATTCCCCCAGTGGGGGAAGATCGATAACAGGCTTTCCGTTGTTGTCTATGCGAGCAGCCAAGCGCTCAATGGATTGCTTGACCTTGTCATGGCGAGAGCCGACCAGATCAGCGATCTCTCGGGAGGACATGGTGACGGCATCGCCACCGCTGAATGGAGTGATGGTCATTGGGCATCCTCCGAATGTCGCGACACGCTTGTGTCGTGCGCGTTTTGTGTCGCACACTCAGCGGACACTGTCTTGAAGTGCTCGATTGCTTGGCCGACCCCAGAGAAATCGGTGTCATCCAGATAGTTGACGAGGTCAACCAGCACTTTCGTGTCGCGGTCGTCCCCTTTTGCTTCACGAGCAATTGCCCTGGCCAAAGCAGCTAGCCATTGAAGGTTCTCTCGGGCGACAACCAACTGGAACTCCGCCTCGTCAGCGACGTTTTTAACGGTAGGTTTTGAGGTCGTCACTGAGCACCGCCTTGGCCTTCGCACAGCTCGACGCTCATTACTGACGCGGTGATCAAAGCCTGGCTCGCCATGGCAAGAAAGCGGATTGCTACTGCGTCGTTGACATCGGGACTGCGATCAATACACGCCGTCGCGATATGCTGAAGAGCGCCAAGCAGGCCGGTTGCCATATTCATTGCTTCCCCGACGGGAATTCCGGCATTCACGCCGAAAGGTTGGCGGTTTTCGCCATCCACGGTTGCGAAGTCAGTAGCCTCAGTGAGCAGTTGGTGTTGCATCCGGCTAAGTCCGGTGGTATTTTTCGGGTGCATGAATTCGTCCTCCAAAGAACGAAGAAGTACCTAAGCGCTTGCTGTAACAAGTGCCGATTGAGAACCCGCTTGCAGGCGGGTTTTCTGCTTTCTGGGATTCAGAAAGTCAGAATTTGAAGCAGGCGCGCGGTCAGGGCGGTCCTGTGGTTTGTTTAATTGGTGCGCCTGCGTGTTTCATTCTTGATGTCCTTCTACTGGTTTTTTATCCAGTCCGCATAGGATACTTCAGGTATCCAGACAAACCACAACCAGACGTGCGCATCCGAGGAACACAACTCGTTAGCGTCCTGGGAATTTGCTAATTTCTTTTGCCGATGCAGTGCCGTCAGCCGCCAGCTCCACAAAAATGGTCCTACCTGCTGCGATAGCTTTCGACAAAGCTGGACCTGTGCAGCCAAGGTCCTTTGCTGCTTTCTTTCTGCCATTTAGTTCGACGTACTCGGCCAGTGGAATGCAGACCTTTGTGAAGATCATCGATCGAGCTGCTGCGTACTGGATAAATGAACAGATGGATTGCCAGCCTGATCACTAGTCGAAATTTGAGTCATCATTTGGTTCAGGGTGGCGGCGGGATACAGCTCTGGACTCAGGCGCGAACGCGAAACTCCTGAGGCCGCTTCGATTTTTAGCACGTGTTTTGCTGGAATATTTCCGGTCGCACACATCCGTTGAACGTTTTGAGGCGTGCAACCAAGGATCTTGGCTAAGGCCGTCTGGCTACCAACGGCCTTCACTACAGCTGCCATCGCAATACTACTCATGGTCTGCCCCTACGGACTTGTGACATTGCCAAAAAGGCTACAACCACAAGCTGTAGATTACAAACATTATTTGCAGTGATACCTACAACACGAGATTGTATGCTTGCGCCTATGAAGACCATCTCTGAAATCATCAAGCAGGCACGTCAAGCTGCCGGCATCAGCCAGTCAGAACTGGCTCGGCGACTGAAGATCACTCCGCAGTCGGTGCAGGCATGGGAATCCGGAAGATCTACGCCGCGCCCCCTCATGTATGTTGATATCTCTGAAGCGCTGAATATCTCGCTTGAAAGCCTGCTTACCACCGCCATTGTTGGTATGGGTAAGAGCGGCCCTATCAACTCGAGCGAGATCCGAGCCTTGAGGGATTCAATCCTGCGCACGGTAGGGCCCAACACCGAGCCCTTAGGACAAATTGACGCATGGGATGATGCCCCTCCCCCGGATGATGGCGAAGTTTACGTGCCATTCCTCGACGATGTTTACGTGCCATTCCTCAAGGAAGTGGAGTTGTCCGCGGGTAGCGGCAAGACTGTGGTTGAGCAGTCCAAAAAGCAAAAATTGCGGTTTTGGAAGATGACTCTTCGCCGTCAAGGCGTTCAGCCAAGCGAGGCTGTTTGCGTTACGGTAAGCGGCAACAGCATGGAGCCGGTACTTCCAGATAAGAGCGTTGTTGGAGTTGATCAGGGCAATACGACTATCACTGATGGGAAAATGTATGCCTTGAATCACGGGGGGCAACTCCGGGTCAAGACTCTTTTTCGCCTGCCTGGTGGAGGGGTTCGTCTTCGCAGCTTTAATAGAGATGACCATCCCGATGAGGAGTACACACCACAGCAGATGATCGAAAACGAGATCACGATCATTGGCAGGGTGTTCTGGTCATCAGTGCTCTGGTAATAAGTCCGTAAACGATTTGGCCAGGCATCCGCCTGGTTTTTTCGTCGAATTACAAATTAGATTTGCCAATTACAAATTCAAGTTGTAATGTCTACTCCATCGCACCCCAGCATGGAGCTTCAGACATGGCCACCAACACCCTCACCGCCGGCAACTGGCAGGGCACCCTCAAGATGGGCCTAGCTCCTCGCGAGCTTGAAGCCACGCTGTGGGCCGCTGCCGATTTGACGGTGAAAGAGATTGGGCGCGTCATGGGTATCAGCCCCGCTACTGCAGAGAAACGTCTCGACAGCGCCCGCTTCAAGCTGGGCGCCAAGACGATGCGCGGCCTGGTGCTGGAAGCATTCAAGCGCCAGATTATCAGCCCCTTGGTAATTGCTCTCTGCGCCATTCTCGTTGGTCAGTCAGCCACCAGCGACAACCCTCTGAGCCGAATCCGCAGACCTGGCGAGCGCCGCGTTGAAACCCGCGTGGCCGTCCGACGGATTGAGGTCGCCCTCACCGCTTAACCCAACCTGGTTTTTGCGAAAGCCAACAACGCGGCCGGGATTGGCTCGGCCTGGAGAAAGTGAAATGACCTCAACACAATACGATTCCCGTACTGCCGACAAGTTTGTTGCGCGCCTGCCTAACGGCCTTCGTGCAGACATTGAAGCGGTGGCGAACGCCAGTGACCGCAGTATGAACAGTGTGTTTGTTCAGGCGGTCCGCCAGTATCTCGATGTCCAGCGGCGCCAGTAGCTGCTACTGGACGCGCTCGCAAGCGCTGCCAACACCCCGACAGCTGGCGACCCAATGCACATTGATGACCGCGTGAAGGTCATGGCAGACCCTCGCGATCTGTTCATCGCCGCCAACCCAACCGGCGCCGCCAATGAGGAGCTGACGAAGGGCCGTAGCGGATTCGTCGACGAAAGCACTCATGCGGACTACCTGATCTTCCTGGCTGGTTACCGGGCAGCGATCAAGGGCCCAGAAGGAACCGAGGTTCAGCCATGACAACCAAAACGCCAAGCGCCAGCCAGATTTCTCTCCAGAACGAGTTCAGCCAGCTCGGCTCTCGCCTCGTTCGCTTCGGTCAGGCCATGCAAGAGCCCAGCACCACCGTCAGCGATCTTATGCGCCTGGCCCAGGCCTGTGGGATCAACCTTAAGTTGCGCGTGGTGGCCGAGTCGCAAGAGGCGACGGGGGGGAACCATGTCAGCAGCTGAAGAGCTTCTTCACGACACCGAGCACGACAAAGTCACCGAAAAGCGGATGGCGGAGCTGGTGGGAACCACAGCGAAGGCGCTGCAGCGAAAGAGGGAGCGGAAGATCATCCCGCCAGGTGTGTGGATGAAGATCGATGGACGCATTATGTACAGCAAGCGGAGATATGATGAATGGATAGAAAGCCTGTGGACCTGCCATCAGGGGTTGAGCTTGTCGGGCCTTCCATCCGAATTCGCTTCACCTGGAACAAGAAGCGGTGCTGCGAAACGCTTGCCTTCCCTCAAACCCCGAAAGGCATCGCTGCTGCAGCGAACCTACGTGCTCAAGTAAAGCAGCTGGATAAGCTCGGTGCGCTGACTGCTGAAAAGTACGCCGAGCTGTTCCCGGGCACCCGGAGCCTGGAGGCCCAGGCGGTTCCTATCTTTTTTGATTATGCCCAGGATTGGCTGGACGGCCTGCAAATTGT